CAATACCTGGCCGAGGAGACGCTGAAAGAATGGCCGAACGTGCCAGCGATCGCCGACTCCCGGTTCGATAATGAGCGCGAGAAGAAGTTCGCCGTCAATAGCCTCGATAAGATCACTCCCTCGGGCCGCGCACTGATCGAGCTGATGAACTCGCCGTCGTTCATCGAGTTTCTGGAAGGCATGACCGGCATCAAAGGCCTCGTCGCTGACCCAGCGCTGATCGGTGGCGGATACCATGAAATACCGCCCGGCGGAAAGCTCGGCATGCACATCGACTTCGCGCGGCATTCAGTCAGCGACCTTTACCGCCGCGTGAACGTGCTGCTTTATCTGAACAAGGGCTGGCGCGACAATTGGGGTGGCGAGCTGGTTCTCATGAACGAGTCAAAGACCGAAAAGCGCATCAAACCGCGATTCGGGCAGATGGTAGTATTCAGCACGACGGCGAACAGCTGGCACGGCCACCCAGAGCCGCTTTCCTGCCCTCCCAGCGCGTCGCGGAAGAGCATTGCGCTGTACTACTACACCATCGAGCCCGGAGGCTCAGTGGAGAACCTCGACACCAAGTTCTTTGAGTAATATGTACCCGGACCAGATCAAGAAGGTGTGGGAAGACGTTCGCCGCGAGCGACTCATCACCACAGCGTGCCAGATGCAGACATACTACAAGAAGCCGAACATCTGCGTCGACCCGCCAGAGGATTACTTCGTGCCGTTGATCTACCAGATCGACGGTCGCCGATTCGGACGCGCACGGAACTTTCCGGTGCAGGTCGACAAAACCCGGAAGCTGGAAACGCTGCCAGAGGATCGGTTCAAGGTATACACCCGCAAAGAGATCGAGATGCACCACTGGTCGTACATCCGCGACGATATCCGCATGAAGCTGCGCAATTCATCCGCCGTCGTGAACTTCACCGACCGCGTTGAGGAGATCGCGCAATACTTCGACAATTATGTTGACGGGCAGCCTGCTTACTTTGGAGGCAGTGAAATTAGAAAACTTCCGGTGAGGGTAATCTGATGTGGATATTGGTGCTGATCTTGAACGTTGAATTTGCAGCGGCAAACAACATGGAAATCGTGCAGACGGAGAAATACAAGACGCAGCGCGATTGCGAGTACGCGAAAAAAAAGCTCTTAGACTATTTTCCAGAAGCCATCGACGCGGCGTGGTGCGAGAAATGACAAAGGCTCTATTCACGGTGTCGGCATTGCTTCTGCTGTCGGGATTGCTCTGCGTTGTGCTGGCTGCGATCCTGTTCAAAGAGCAAGAGCCGTCGCAAGACGTCTATGGCACCGACCCGGTAATGAAGCAGAGCCACTGGACAATCCTATGGGCCGGAACGATTCAATTCGGATTCGGCCTAATACTGTCTGCAATCGCTGGCGTATTATACGCACTGGAGAAACTGGCATGATAATCATCCCGATTGACGCTGGAAAGCTAACTGTCAAAGATAAGAAGACGACCAAAACAAGAACCGTGGCGTCTGTGCTGGCGATCGTGTTCAAGCACGGCGACCGTCGATGCCTGATCGGTTACGAAGCCGAGACCGTGGGCGACATTGCAAAACACGGGTTTCACTTTCTCTACTGCCGGATTGCCATCGTTCGCAACGGCGACATGTACTCTTGGATTTAGAATTTGATTGACGGAGCATAGTCGCGAGGCTTTGCGAGGTATGGCATGGTTTTCCAAAAAGACGGTCGCCCGAGATAACACCATCTACGTTCAACCGGCCGTTTCTCCGATGGAGCACGCTCTGAACACTATCGGACGAGCCAACGCAATCTTCTCCGACTCCCTCGGGATCAATACCGAAGGCGGCGACCCTACCAAGTCGATCGACGTAGTAGAATCGACGATCTTCGGACCAGAAGCCCGGATCAAATACCGCTCACTCGATGTGGTGCAGCGGATCATCGACGCGCCAGCGCACGACGCCCTTCGCCAAGGGTTCACCGTCAAAACCAATTACGATGAGTACAAGATCGGATCGCTACTGATGGAGCGCCTTGAGTCGCTCGACTATAAACGCGTCCTCTTGAAGTGGCTGATCTATTCCCGCCTATTCTCTCGCGGCGCTTTGATGGTGCCGGTCGTTCAGGAAACGATGATGCTGCCTGGCCGGTATCACCTGCGCTCTCCGTTGAAGTTCGCAAACCTCGAGAAGGTCGAGAAGCTGAACGTGGTGCGCGAGGAGCTTTTTTCCTATCGCGTGCAATCATACGACCCGCTTGCGTCGAACTTTGAAGATTTCGAGTACGTGAATGTCTTCGGCCTGAACCTTGACCCGTCTCGATATTACCTGCTGGTGCAATCACTGGACCCGGTTCGTCAGCGTGGCATATCTACGCTTGAGAAGATCAACACCGCGTGCATGGGCCTCAATATCGCCGAGTGGACCATCGTGCAGCTGCTGCTCCGTTATCGTTCGCTGATCGTGAAGTATAACTCCGAGGAGTTGACCCGCATCCTGGCGTCCGGCAAGAATGATTCAGCGGGCGTAAAAGCGAAGATGACCGAGCTTCTGAATACGATCAAGATGCAGTTCACATCGAAGTCGGTCGCAGCGATGCCGTCCACCTATGACGCGCAGTACATCACGACATCGTTCGAAGGCCTGAAGGATGCGACTGACTTTCTGTACTCGTTTCTCTCCACGACTTCACGGGTGCCGCAGAATATTATTCGCGGTAGCGCACAGGGAGAGCTCGCATCGAGCATGAAGGACCAACGCGATTATTACGAGCTGGTTAAATCAGAGGAACAGAACATCAAGCTTGAAGGCATTCTGCAGTTCATCTTCCCGTATCTGATCCACGAGCGCGAAGGCAAGATTTACGATTTGTGCATGCGCAAAGGCATCGACCTAAATGACATCAATCCAAAGGTAGCGTTTAACCCGCTGCAGTCAGTCGACCCGATGCAGGACGCGCAGATCAGATTTACAGAGGCTCAGACGTTCGGTCTGATCCAACAAGGCGGTTTGATCGACGCGGAAGTTCTGAAGACAGACATGTACGCGAAGCTTTTCCCGCACGCTGAAATCCCAGAGTTCCCGGACATGGCGAGCGAGATGCTCAACGCTCCGGCAGACCCGTGGGGACTGTTCGAGAAGACGAAGGTGAACTTTCCCAACGTGTGGGAGACGATCCGCAAGGCAGCTGAAAAGAAAGCCGCCTGATGAATGATCCCGTTCGCTAAGACCGACGACACCGAGACGGTATACATGACCGTCTTCGAGAACCTGATTAAGTTTATCAACCGTGAATATCTGGTGCTGCTGCGCGAGATCATCGTCGACGAGGAAAAAGAACCCACTCTGCCGGATCAGGTCGAGCACCGGCTGAACGCTTTCAAATTCTCCGACTTCAGAAAAGACGTAAAAGGCATTACAGCGAAGGTAATGGAAAAGCTGAAGAAGTCGAACATCTTCTCCTCGATTGAATCAGTGTTCAAGGCCGTCGACAAGCGAATCCAGCGCAATATCGTCAGCCAATACCAGAAGGCGAATTTCCCATTCAACGAGCAGACGTTCAATAAAGACCTCGCTGCGGTAAAGGATGCGATCAAGGAAAACGTCGATCTGGTGCAAAAGATCGCGCTCTTTCAATCTGAGGCATTGGAGAACGCTGTGCAGCAGGCCGTTGTGCAGGGTTCGAACTTCAAGGTCATTGAGGACGAGGTCAACCGGCAGACGCAGAAGGGCGCATCGTATGCGAAGTTCGTCGCCAGAGACCAGGTCGCCAAGGCATACGGGAAGATCAACAAGGAACGGCAGACCAGTGCAGGCTTTCCCGGGTATATCTGGATATGTATGAACGATGCGCAGACGCGACCGATTCACCGGCAGCACCATGGTAAGTTTTTTCGCTGGGATGACCCGCCAGAGATTCGGGAAGGCGTGAACGGCCATCCGGGCGACGATTATCAATGTCGGTGCAAAAGCCGACCAGCTTTCGGCCCAGAAGACGAATCGCAGAGCGCGCCGAACATCTATCCAGACAATAAAGGCAAGCGGCCCGTGAAGAGAAAGTTCGTCGATTTCGATGGTAACGAGTTCGAGCGCACCGTCTGGGAATAGACCGAACCGTGATTATTGTTGACAGTGGATTGTCTGTAGAGCACGGCGCGTTCGTATCGTGAAAGCGAAACGGATCAACAGAGCAACCACGAACCGCGCGGCATATTCGCGGCCGGTTACGTTCTACGATAAACCAGAAAGAACGCCAGAGGGGTTTCTGATCGTTCCGGTGATCATAGCGCAGAAGGGCGTGCTCGACTATCCAGAGTTTAAAACGAAGGAGCTGCTCGGTGATGATATTTTCTCTGACGATTATCTCGCATCGTGCGATGGCTGTCCTTTTGTCGTGGATCATCCGACTGACGAGAACGGCCAGCCGATTGACGTCAATGGTGATAACTTCAAACAGCTTCTCGACGGTATCCTATACAACCCGCAGGTCGACAAAGCGAACGGCCGCGTTCTGGGTTTGGTCAAGATTTTCAACCCCGCAGTATGCGACGCTGTCGAACGTGGAGACCTCCGGGAACTCTCGCAAGGGTATAACTGCAAGGTCATCGAGCAGAACGGGATTTACGACGGGGAAAAATACACCCGCGTTCAATCCGACGTAGTAATGAATCACATCGCGCTTGTCGAACAGGGCAGAGCTGGTGACGCGGTGAAAATTCTCTATAACAACCGGGCGAAAGTTGAATTCGCACCTGCCCTGAAGAAAGAGTTTGAGAAATTTGAACGGAGGCGCGAGAATATGAAAATCAAACGCAAGAATGTGGACGAACAGACCACAGCCGGAAAGCCGAATCCGCAAAACACGGTGAACGAAGAAGAAAGCGGCGAGCAGCAAGCGAGCGAAGACACACGTATGTCGAACCTCGAAGCGAAGGTCGAATCGTTGGCAACAGCGGTCGCCCAGCTCGTGGAAAAGATGGGTGGAACCCAGAACGAAGGCGACGAAGATGCGGAGAAGAAAAAGCTCCCCACGGAAAACGCTGACGACGAAGACGAGAAGAAGAAAGAGAACGAAGACGAGAAAAAGAACTCTGACAAAGAGATCATGAATCGCGTCACGAACTCCATCCCCGCGATCGTCGCAAAACAGGTTCAAGGCTACATGTCAGAGATGCAAACCGCTGCCGGACAAGCGATGGCGCTTCTCGGCGAGGATGCCCAGGACTTGGCGTTCCGTATGAACGACATCCCGACCTATCGCAAAGCGGTGCTGAAACGCACGAACACGTTCTCCGAAAAAGAAGTGAACGCAATGAACGACATGGAAGTGAAGGCCACGCTGGCGGTTCTTACCAAGACCGCGAAGCTGCGCATCAACGCCCCTGTCGATAGCGAAGAATATTCTTCGTACAATCCAGAAGGCGACGTGATCTCTCGATCAGCGTCTGACCTCTAAAGGCAGGTAAACCATGGGTGCACCAACAGTACCAACAAGCCGCCCGGTAAGCTCAATCAGCGAACCGGCCGCAGGGTCGCTCGGAACCTACGATCCGGCCGCTCAACAAGCACCAGCGCAAAAGGTGCTCACAGCGTTCGACTTCGGCGCTCTCGTTGCTGCAGGTAGCGGCGGCGCAGACGTTGTCAGCTCGTCCACGACGCAAAACCTTCTGGGTGTTGCGCTCGTAGCTACGAATGCTGAGGACTATGCGACCAACGCATACGCAGCAGACGACATCGCTGGAGTCGGCCGTCGCGGTTACTACATCGCGAAGATCGACCCGGACAACAAACCGGAAGTCGGTGGAACGATTCGCGTCTCGTTTGCAACGGGCAAGAAAGGCTGGTTGACCTCTTCGGCAACCTCAAGCCTCCTGATCGCGCAAACGGCAGGGATTCGCATCGAACGCGTGTACGATACGGTGGCAGAGGTTTACCTGAACGGTAACCCAGTCTATCCGATCAGCGGTTCGTAAGCCAAGGAGAAACGAATGAAGCCAATTGATTTTAGCAATAACCCGATAATGCGTCGGGTAAACGAGCTTGCGAAGGCAATCAACGCGGGCGTAATGAGAGAGCAACCGGGGGTCCGGGGGTTCAAGCTCGATGCGCCATCTCGCGGAGACATGTACTTCGACACCGAAAACACACGCGGTGAAAAAATTCGTGTGCGTTTGAACGCCGTCGTGCCGTCGCAGGAACTTTTCTCTGTCGCCCAGGAACTGGTGCGGTCAGCTGATGAGCCCTTCGCCAGCCGTGACGTATTTCCCGAGGACACAGGGTTCCACCCGGGTTCTCGCGAGATCGCATACGACGTTCTGACCGATCAAGGTGAGGCGGAAGCCGTAGCCATCGGACCAGCAACGCCAGCGGTAACCGCCGCAGACGTGGTCATTGGACGCAAGTTCCAGCCGACCTGCAAAATCCCGCAAACCGTAACGGTAACGCGCGACGACATGCAGCTGCTGGACATGCGCCAGGATCGCGGCCTGTCACCTCTCGTGGATCTGATGAACGAGAAGCTGCTCACGGCGAAAAAGAACATCGAGCGCACACACGACCGCATCGTGTGGCAAGGTGCAGAGATTCGTGGTGTGGCCGCTGGCCGTATCCTCGGGTTCAAGGACTTCGTGTCCACGGATTCGAGCGCATACAACCTGTGGGTCGACTGAGACTGCCACTGCTCCGGCATTGCCAGAACCCCAGCGGACGATTGTTTTTGATCCGGTGAATCCTATCAGGAGCGGAACACCGAAGTTCACGCCCGTCGCTGTCATCGATCCGTTTATGACGCTGACGATTATGTCGTTGATTGCTGCCATGGTATCCTCACTGCCCTTCTACGGGTTCTTCTCTTTCAACTGTTGCTGATTCGATTGTATCGACGAAAGATTCCGTAATGCTGTCTGCCCAAAGTAGTTTACAGTCGAAGCTGTTCTGGCGTTCAAAGAAGTTTGCCTTTGCGACCTTGAGCTCACGAATCTCTGACGCAGTCACAAGACTTACATTGTCAATCCGTTTTAGCGCGAGTTTGAATCCATCCGTCGCGAAGTAGTTATACAACAGCCTTGCCGTCGCTCTGCACGCGGAAACCTTCTGTGCCGCATAGACCACGGAAAACTGCATCTGCGTGTCGGTCGGGGTCACATACACGCGCCCTGGCTCCCCGGATGTTTCGATATCGTACCGCAGCGTCTGCCAGTTCTTGTACTTGCCTTCTTGGATCAGCGACGCCAGAATATACGGCAGCGGAGGTGTTTCGGTGTCGAGGCCGTCAGCAATTACTTTCAGGCCCGTGCGCAGAGTGATAATCTCGAAAAGCTGAGTCAACGGAAACGCCATCAGTTAATCTCCGGGCGCTCGGTATTGCGAACAGTCACTTTCGTGTAGCCGCCTTCTGGCCTGAATCTGACGAGCTGCACTTTAAACACGCCGTAACCATCCATGTCCATGGAGTCGCCGATCTCAATGAACCGCGTGGCGTCCGATGTAAGCACCGGCCGATCCGCGAAGAAATACACGTCCAGCTCATTCGCGCCTACGCTTCCGTCTTGGGATAGGTTCAAAGTCTTTTGTGATTTCTCGACGACCATGCCCTCGACGGTCTCGGTCCCAAGAACGCCCGTCTCGACTGCCCCCTCTTCGCCGCCAGTGCGCCCGAGCGCCGACCAGACGATCGACGTCTTGATGAAACCTTCGCCCGCTGCTGCTACGCTCATAAAACCGTCTCATATTGCAGGGAGTTAATCATCTGGCCCGTGGCGATGCCCGGTATGGTGGACGCGATGCCTTGGCGCTGCCTGGCTTTGATCGTGCTGTCAGCCAGAGGGACCGTGTCGCCGCGCGTGATGGTCTCCCGCAGTGAGCCGACCATGTCCTCGCCGAGGCCGTTTAGGATGGCCGTGAAATTGAATTCACCTTCGTTGTAGTTTTTCTCGATGAGCTTCTGTGTCCGGTTCTGAATGCCTTTCAGCACGCCTTCGTTCTGAAACGTCCGGCGCAGATACGCGCGCGCAGGAATGCGGCCACCGCCTTTGAGCGGAGCGCCATATTCTTGGATGATGAAAAGATCGGAGTTTGAAACGCCGCCTTCGTGCATGCCAACGGCACCGAGACGAACGCGCATCTTGTTCAGACGCTTCAACTGCTTCTGGAATTTCTTGAGGTTTGAGTCGTCAACCTTCACGCTATACGCTGACGGGGAACTCTGAACGGTCAAGGAATTTCAGAAACTCCCAAAGGAACGGGGTCATGCCCTTGTCTGTTCCGCGAGGGATGTCAGCCTGCGACACTGAAACGTCGCCAACGGCCTTCGATAGTATTACAGGATTTATTCCGAGAATGCAAAGCAGGTGGCACACGATGAGGCGCCCTAGAAACTGATATTTAGCTGCTTCTGTGTTTTCTTCAGTAACGCCGTATTGCTCCATGATGAAAGGAGCATCGGCGCAGGCTTGGTCGATTTTTTCCGTGGAAACAGTTGAGCCCAAGTAGAGCTTCGCTGCTTCTGGATCAATCGCCATGCCTGCGCCTCAGCCCTTAGCTGATGTTGTTGCCGAGCTGGATGCCGGTGCCGACGTATGCCGCGCCCGGATGCTTGCCCTGGTAGCCCGCTGTCTTGATCTGCAGCATCTGCTGGATCGAACCGTCAACGAGCGTGACCGGAGCCAGCATCGTCAGAGGTTCAACCGTTGCGATACAACCGTATTTCTTGTCAGCTTCCAGAACAAGGAATCCGGTTTCAGTGAGCCACGTCATCGGGCGGGTTGTGCCAGAGACGGTGCCTTTTTGCATCGCGTTCGATACGACGATCTTGATCTCTTTACCGAGCGTCAATTTCGCCGCGCGCTGAATCCACTCGATCAGCGGTGTGGGGTCGGTCGCGGTAACCTTGCGGAAACCGAGAGCGTTCACCGTTACCGATGGAGGCAGAACGATCGTGTTCGGGTTATACGCGTTGTTGCGCTTCACCCAAGACAGCGCCCGTGCGATGTCGGCGATGATCAGCTCCGAAGATTTTTGGAACCACGTAGTGGCACCACCAACATTCGGGACCGCTTCCATCTTACCGGCAGTCGGGGCATTACCGTTGTATGCGCTCGAATCCGTGGACACGAAGTCCTTGAACCCGAGGATACGGCCAGCGGCCACACCACGAATCTCTGCACCTTGCCACCCGATTCGGTCGGGGT